TGGGAGTAAAACTAGGTGTCCCTGCATCACACAGAGTCATCGTACCTTTATCATCCTCATTTCTTAAATTTGTATTCTCACTACTGTCTTTATGTGCAGTAACGCACCCAGGAATATTAACAATAGGAGTTCCAATTTCTGTAGTAACTGGTGGCAAGGCAGGAAGTGCCATCGGTGGATCTGATGACATCCACCTAGGAACTTCTGGAATACTCACATCACGGATTCTTAATTGATTAAGACGAATATCAGGGATTGGCATCAGAAAGGAAGCGCAACTCCTCCAGTCGTAGCAGGCATACCTATTGCACCACCAGTTGCAGAAGGAAGTTCAGGCATAGCACTATCCATCATTCCCGGAAGTGCTCCGCTAACACCTTCAATCGCTGCTTTGGTAACTTGTGCTTTAACACCATCAATGATGGCATCTCTCTGTAGATAAACATACGTTCCACCTCCGACGATGCCTGCGACACCACCGAAAGATAAAATTGCTAATGCGTTAATAATTTTTTGAATCATTGTTGCCATGCCTCCCATTCTTTTAGTGCGTTTTTGAGAACATCCTGTATTGGTGTCCTGTTCTTTTCTATTTCGTATTGTCTAATCTTATTAGTCAATACACCAACACTCTGTTGTTCTTCTTCAAAGTGCATTGTCTTTGCGTCAGCAGCAGTAACGATACCAATCAGTGTGATAGCAGCAGTGATTACTGCACCAGCACCCCATACCCATTTCTCAAGTTTACGAACTCTCTCACGAAGTTTTTCTATTTCATCATTCGTGTCATCAACACGCTTATGAACCATTTCAATACGACGAACAGCATTCTCAAGAGTGCTGTCCATCACAGCAATCTTTGTATCCTGCTCTGCATCTTTATGATTTATCTGAATGGGTCTCGTATCGCTTCGGACTTCGCTCATCTTCTAACTCCTGGAATGCCATACTCATAATTGTATATATGTAATATGTGACGCCAGCAAGGAGTATTATCAAAGATATGATAACACTCCATACGGGATCGTTCGGATTTTCTAGTGGACGTAGAAATAAATTCACCTGAGCATCTCCATTGCCTGCTTCAATTCTTCTGCATGATGTATTTCATCATTCATAATTTCAGTAATTTTTTCATCATTACAATCTTCATACTTGAGATACTTTCTATAAGTTTCTGCAGCGTGAAGTTCTACTTCGTATGAGAGATGGTATGCAGACCGAGGAGCCAACCAGTAATAAACCACATTGCTCCAATAGTAGACAAGTACGAGGTGTCTGGCGACAAAGCGATCCACCCAATAAGTATTACCGCCCCTAGATTCCATATACTCCAGGTGTTCGGTTTCGTTAAGAGTTTGAGCAAAATGTTCCTCCATTAGATAAATGTGTTCTGGACCACGCAAACCCATAGATTCACGTAAATGTAGCACACTTAGAAAAGCAAAATAGGGTGCCCGAGCAATTTCCTCAAGCACCCAAAATCTTTGGAAGTGTCTACCTCTGTAAAGGTAGTCTATAATTGAAACTGTAATATCTAAAACAAAAGTATTGAAAAGTTTCATACATTTGATGACTCAATATAGGTGTTCTTCTTGCTCCCTCAAGATAACTAAATCAGAAGTTGGTTGAGCAACACACATAAGAACAAATCCTTCTTCGATTTGATCATCATCTAGAAAAGATTGATCTTCTTGATCTAATGTTCCTTCAACAATCTTACCACAGCAGGAGGAGCAAGCACCTGCTTTGCAAGAATATGGGTGATCGATACCTGCCTCTTCAGCAGCATCTAAAATATAACCATCTTCTTCGCATTCAAAAGTTTCTTCTGTTCCGTCTTCTGATCTGAAAGTAATTTTATATGCCATTTGTCTCCTTAGTCTACGTGAATTGTACCGATCATACCTGCACCTTTGTGGGGAGCGCACCAATAGGTGTAATCACCAGCATCAGGAAAAGTTACATCAAACTCCTCACCAGGTAACATTGCAAGTGATTCGTGAGCAAGATCAGGACGACCCTCTACAATTACATTATGTGGCGGCAGCATGTTGTTAACAAAATGAACTGATTCACCAGCAGAGATAGTAACCTCTGATGGTTCAAATACAAGGTTACCTTCATAACCCATCTGAACGTCTACTGCCCATGCTGGAGCAGAGAAAAATAATGTCGCTAAAAGTGCAAAAAATAACTTCATTGAGTATTTGCAACTACTCTATGTATTATAAAACACAATACAAATTAAGTCAAATGTTAGCAATCACTGATCAAAGAATTTACTTGAGATCCTGCTGCAGATCCAATGTTTTGTCCAAGCAATAATGCCCAACCAGATGCTAACCATCCAACGTAAGGAATACTTGATACTGCAGGGACAAGAACACCAGCAGCAACACTAGTTCCTGCCATCGCACCTTGAGATCGTGCTCCAGCGTCCGCCACGATGCACTCTACGTTTTTCGCACTCAACTTTCCCTCACCATCAATTGCACCTCCAATATTTCTGGTGCCTTCTCTAGTAAATTGATCCCGGCGATACTCAATTCGCTGCTCAGATCCTCCGCCAAACCATCCTCTTCTTTCCTTATCAAGATCTAGCGATCTCTCTGACTCTAAGACTTTAGGATCATCTGCGTGATATTCAATTCTGTAACCATCCTTCCCTGCTTCTATTCTATAAGAGGAATATGGACCATGTGGAATATTAATTGTAGGAACTTCAGCGATCCTTTCAGGTTGTTCACGAATAACATATCCCAATAATCCAACGTGAGCAATTGCTACGACACCGCCAACACTAATTGCGGCCCATTTGAGAGAAGGTTTCATGGTTACATCTTGTACGTTTCGTTTGTTTTATCAACCTTTAAGGTAACCGGTGCTTGTTCAATGCGAATAGTTTGTGCAGGTGCAGTTTGTGCTGCCTTCTCAATCAATCGCTCCATCTGTTCTTTAGTTATTCCACCACCACCATTGCCATTGCTGTCCTTAGACTTTGCTGCCTGAACCCCGAAGGTGGCCAGAACCCCAGTGAAAACCGAGGCTATGAAAGTCGGATCTAGTTTTTGCTCTGGGATTCCAAGAGCAGGGGGGAGTTTGATATATGCCAGCGTGAGTATTCCACCACTCCATACAAGGATACCAAGACGGACAAAAGTAGACAGAATTGCAAGTTGTTCTTCCTTATCATCTGTCGCCTCCTTAATCTTACCGAGAATACCTTTTTTCTTTACTTCAGGTTTCTTTTCTTCGGTGGGTTTTACTTCTTCAGGCATAAGTTACCAGGAAAGGCAACTCTATTTAGACAGATACCCGTTTTTAACTAACCATTCACGAGTCATTGGTGTTGGATCATAGTCAGACCACATGGTTCCACGAGCACAAGATTCAAGTGCTTCTTGTGTCATCTTCTCAGTGCGTCCTGCCCAACCTGCTTCTGCTTCCCAAGGTACAGCATTTTCAGGATAAGTTCTTTCGGCCATCACACGCCAGATCATTGGTACTTCATCTTCAGGTTTGATGATAGCAATCATGCTATTTTCAATAGTACCTGCCATACAATCTTGTGCAGCATGCCATCCTTCATGACGCATAACCATCATTAAAGTTCCAGGACTTGTCATGAATGACTTGTTCAGAAAGAAATTATTTCCTACTGTATGATATACACCACGATGTCCGACAGGAAAATATTTTTCATCTGCTAAAAACACATCAACTCCGACCTGCTCAAGGGCAACGAGCATGGAATGGAACTCGTCAGCAACAATATTAAAATCAGTATCGGGATGGAGATAAGCAATATCGTTGATACTGAATACTTTTTCGACATCTTCTGTACACTCCTGAAGTAACATACAACCCATGGAGTGCATAGTTTTAAATTCGTTATCCTTTAGCGGGTCGGAAAGGGCAGGTAGGGCAACCGCTGCCGCAGCAACCACTGCTGCAATAATCTTTTTCATCTTCAAATTCCTTTAAAATGTTCATTTCAGTCCAGATTGCCAACCCTCTTGAAAATTCTCAGATCCTCCAGGAGGATCAATATAAAGAGTTGTTGATTGAGATTCTGTTGCCATATCATACATCAACTCATGAATGTTATCAGGTTCTACAGAAAAATTTTCTTCTCTGTCCTGACGTTTCACTTCGTATTCATGCTCCATATAATCTAGTTGCTTTTCACTATATGTAGGAACGTCGAACCACTCATCATATTCAAGGTATGCCGGTGCCGGAACACCAGTATAAGACGGAGAATCCATCTCCGAACACTCTACAATATCTTCATCAATCGCACATTCAACCTTTTCTTCTTTAAATTTCTTTGGAAGTGCTTTGTTAATGAGTGCCTTAAATTTGCTAATCATGTTTGCCAGTGATAGTGAAAGAAGTTACCTCTATTATCGCACATAGGATCTTGAGATGCAACCCTATATCTGAGCATTCTCTGACCTTTGAAGTCTGTTCGGTCTCCAATAATCGAATACGCTTCAAGCATCTTATCGTTATCTTTCAATCGATTGATAACTGATTGTTTTGCAACAGGTCTCCAGTATCGAAAACCCTCGTATTGTCCTGGAGCATAAACCACATTAGCAACACTGTTTGGATACAGTGGAGATTTGACTCGATTAAGAATAGAAACTGCTACACAGTATTCATCCATGGTTCCAGATGCTGCCTCAACCTGCACTGCTCGTGCAAGATGATCGTAGTCAATTGGAGTGAGTGCTAAAATAGTTTCAATAATCATAGAAAAAAAGGGGGGCTCTGCCCCCCGCACGATACAATATATCAGAAGTTGTACTTAAGTCCCAACTTACCACCATAACCGTTGTTATCGGTGTCATCAGCGGTGATGAATGACAGTTCGCCATACACACCAAGTTGATCGGTCACAGGAACGCCAACACCCGCCTTACCGGAGAACTGAACATCGCTGTCAGCACCATCAGGAGCGACGAGAGCAGGGCCGCCTTGGACGTAGTATGAAGCAGCACCGAGATCACCTTCGTAGCCAACGTGAAGATCAGTGGTGGCTCCAGTGTAATCGTCGCCAGTCCAGCCGGCATTGGTTTCCACATTAACGTATGGACCTGCAAGGGCAGCTCCTGCGGACATGGACAGAGCAGCAGTTGCTGCGAATACAGATTTGATCATTTGTTAAACCTCTTAGTTACTTGCGGAATGATTACCCGCAGATGAATAGGGACTCGACATGTCCCGTTGTTGGATATTATAGCACAGTTCCAGCGTGAATAGTTGGGACGGTAGGACTGTAACAATTCGTAATGCGCGTCACGAATGAGTATTTATACATCCAAGGTGACAGTATAACCGAACTAACCGAACTTGTCAATACCTGTATTCGTCAAGGATGTTTAGGACATATCCTAGGTATCTCTGCGCCATCTCTCTGTCTGCTCCCTGTTCCCATCCCAATTCATGTTTCAATTTCATTACACGAGTTCTTAACTCTTCAACACTGACTTGATTCTTAGGCATAAAAAAAGACCCTCTACCTTATGTAGAGAGTCTAACGTTAACTTGGTGTTGGTGCAAACACTGGTGTCATCAAACCACCATCTGATCCGTCATCATCTTCATCTTTTGATGCTAATGCAAGCATAACGAAATATGGTGTAATAATAAAAAGTAAAGTCTGTAGTAATGTCCAATCGTAACTCATGATCTGATTGCTACTGCAGCAATTGGAATCAGCAGTAGCAATGCCGCTACTACGAATCCCATCACCAAATACCGGGGATGAGTTGACCTGTGGTTGCGTATGAACCGAACGCAGCGATGATGCCGATCATTGCTGCCCAACCGTTAAACTTTTCTGCTTCTGGTGTCATTTTGTTTCTCCTGTTTTGTTTTGTTGTAAATTATAACTGCTTCACCGTTATGAGTGAAGATTAGTTCATCGTCATGGCCCCAAAGCAGTTCTTCATAAACTGCATTAAGTTTCGCCATGTCATCATATAGTGCGTTTGGGTTAGACATATCTTCAATCAATAGATAATCTATCTATTGTATCAGATACCTAAGACTCCAAAGAAAAATAGACTGCCACTGAAAGTATAAGAAATAATAGCAGCAGCAAATCCAAGCATAGCAGTGCGTCCATTTAGTTTCTCTGCCTTTTCAGCGTAAGTTTCATAACCGTAACGCTCAGCTGCCGTCTGATCAATGTACATGCGGGGTTCTTTTGCCCACATATTGACCTGGCCAAATTCATTTTTTGTGGTTGTCATCGCTTATGTAACGAACTATTACATTATTATATAGTAATGTAACGATTTAGTCAAGCCTATTCTTGATTTCTAGTAGTTCTCGTAGCAGAATAATGTGTTGATCTTGTAACTCTTTTACATCGCTCTGCACTTTAAGGATCAACTCATACAAGTTGGTCATTTCTGCTACTTCTTCTTTATGTCTCTTCTTCATTAATCTAACTCCCAGCAGGCAGACCGTGCTAATTCTGGATTTTTCTTTAATGCTCGATGCACATGACCATGAACATCTTGTTCTAGAGTATGATGTGCTTTCGTATGTATTAACTCGATCACTCCTAACGCTCCAACAAACAGTAGGTTAAGCAAAGTCACTGGATGGACAAGTGCTTTTATGAGTGTTTTCATTGCTGTTTTTGTTCCTCATTTTGAGTCATGCGACCCAGGAACGGATCATAGTTCATTAATTCATTAATGTCTAGGTTACAACCGGTCTGCGTCCAGAACTGTAACAGTCCATCATGACTGCTCTTATGGAAGAAATCTACATGCTCAGGGTGAATGGACGACCCCAGAGCAATACGATACAAGAACAATGGGATTGAGAACGTATTTCCAGAGTTATAGATCAGGTCATCAGCAACTGCGCGAGGTTTCACACCTTGATCGAGTTTATACTTATCTCCACGCACATGATGCTTGACAATCTTTTCTGCATGATGCCGAGCAATCATGTATGAAGCAGTGGAGAAATCATTCACAAACCTCTTGTGCAACGCTACATGTAGTGGTCCAGTGCAAATAATTGCCAACTGAATCACATCATAGTCATAAGGAACTAAAGCATAAAAATCCTTCCAAGTAAAGTTCCAGTTTTTCACAATCTGCAGATCAACATCATCTTCCATGATGACTGCACATGGTGCATCAGAGGTTTCTAGGTAGTGCTGTAGGGCCCTCAAATGAGAAGTGGTACAACCAACCTCACCTGACGACATATTATCAGGATACCTACCCTTGATAATATCACTCAGATCATCATCTCTTCCATCATATGCAGAGATACGTTCATAGTTTTCTATCTCCCAATACTGGAACTGCTGTTCCATGTATTGTTTTCTTTCGGGTTGTCCATCCAAATTAAGATAATAAATGGGAGGCATACCCTTGAGTTTGAATGTTGATTTATTTTTATCCATGTCAAGAATTCAGAATTTGTTTTTTATCAGAAGGTGAATGAATTATTTTTGCAGAGAACTTGAACGCATCATCAGGCATATCTCCTGGTTTTGCAAAGGCAGGACTTAAGACGTGAAACTCTTGGAAGTTTTCATTTCGATATCGATTCAGATAACTTTCATCATGTGCAAAAGTCATGATTTCTTTTTTCAAATCTTCAATGATCCTTTCATCTAGATCTTCAATCATATCTAACACTTGAGGAATCTTACCTCCCCATACACATCCCTGAAGATATACGTCATCACATTGCTCCTCCGCTGTTACACATGCGAGAGATTCTGGATTCCTTTCAAAAGGAAGATCAGATCCAGAAACAGAAGTAAAGTTACAGAGATCAGGATTCTGACATGGATGCTGAACACCAAAGAAAGTCTTTGACTCATCAAAGAAATCTTTGTAGTTGATTGTTTCTGTTAGGCAGTGCATGTCTGCGTCAAAGTAGACATACCAATCATACTCAGCAAGTTGATCTCTGATCTTTTTAATCTCACCAAATCTCTTGAGTCCACCAATACTATGATAAGTTAGTGTGTATCTGTTACCATAGTCGGACTTCTTCACATCCTCGCTTTCAGAACTTTCGATAATCTTTACGTTGCCAGGTAGTTCACCATCAAACTCACCGTCAGTAAATACAAAAAAATCTTTGTCGCAGTCTGGCGCAAAGTATTCCATGAAGGTTTCATAATATCTTGGGAAAAATTTAAGATAGTTTCCTGTTCCAATAAAGTTGATTGCTATCTTTTTCTTGGACATTAGTTTTTCAATGTTGGGAATATAATATTGTTTAAGTATCTGCTCCCAATCAAATTGTTTTGCATACTCAAAGATTTCCTCCCGATGGGTGATTGAATATTCTCGATTCTTAATTATAGCATCTTCTACAAAGACTGAATCATTTATCTTGGATTCAGGAATTATCGTGATGAACTCTCTAAGGGGATTCAAGTTAGCAGCACCCCACTCGCTGACAACCACACCAAGACCAGCAGCAAATGCCTCCATACAAACAAGAGGATGTGCCTCACCATCAGACAGAAGAACTAGATTGCCATACTCAGTCAGATAGTCATACAGAACATCTTTATTCCATTCACCAAGATAATTTTTATTGGTGTCGAATCTATCGTCTCTCACATTACCAGCATACCAGAGAGATTCTATATCTTGAAAAAGATATTGTCTTTTTCTATGATCTATTGTAGCGAGATACAAAGATCTCTCAGCAAACTCTGGATCTGTGGTTGTTCTAAAGTTACTAAGGTTAACCCCATTAGGATTGAAGAACAATTTATTAGATGGTACGCCTTCATTTTCATATACTCTGTTGATACCAGCAGACAGACCAAAAAC